ACAAAACAGATAAGATACTATTCTGTGCTAGACCTAAGAAATTATAGAAGGAGGAATTATTATGAGCAATATAGATACTATAACTAGAGAGCATGATAATTTCTCTTCTAGTTATGATGAATTAACAAATCTACTTGAAAAAGTTATAACAAATAGAAAAATAACACAAGATGACAAATACGATTTAGAAAAGGCACATGCTACTTATACTGAAAACTACAACGAAGTTAAGAGAATACTAGAAAAAGAAAAAGAAAATGATTTAAGAGAACAAATTAAGAATGTAAGTGATAGAAAATTAGATGCTGATATAAAAAGCATAGTAAATATCCTTACGAATAACGGAGAAAAAACGACTTTATATTTAGATGAAGATGGTGTTTTGTATATTGATGGAGAAAAAATCCCCGAACTTAAACAGACAAAACTTATAGTAGATGAACAAAATGGCAAAATAGAATCTTTAGTATCTGATGGATTTGTAGAAGATGCTGATGGAAATAAAGTTAAATTAAAAGTGTTATATTCAACTCTTAAGCAGGATATGAACGGATTTACGTCACAAGTTGGGGAAATATCCGGTATAGCATCAAATGCAAAAGATACAGCACAGGCAGCATTAGATAAATACTCCCAAATAGAGCAAAATGTAGAGAGAATACAAAGCACTGTTGCTAATAATAGTAATAGTATTAAACAGGGAGTTACTAAAGTTTATAATGAATATTATATCTCTACAAGTAAAACTGAACAGGTAGGAGGAACATGGTCGACAACAGTACCTACTAATATTCCAGAAGGTAGCTACTTATGGATAAGAACTGTATATACCAAAGCTGATGGGACAAGTTCAACTGGAGATGCAGTTTGTATGGCTGGTGTTCAAGGACCACGAGGTTTGCAAGGTTTGCAGGGACCTCAAGGTGAGCAAGGGATTCAAGGACCAGCAGGGGAATCTGGTAAAACTACTTATTTTCATATTAAATATTCTGCTGTGGAAAATCCTACATACTCTTCTCAAATGACAGAAACTCCAAGCGAGTATATCGGAACTTATGTAGATTTTACAGAACAAGATAGTACAGAACCTTCTAAATATACATGGTATAGATTTCAAGGTTTGCAAGGGCCTCGAGGTGAGCAAGGAATCCCAGGAAAAGACGGAGATGGCCGAACAACTTACCTTCATATTAAATATAGCAATGATGGAGGTTTAACATTTACAAATAATAATGGTGAAGATGTAGGAGATTACATAGGGACATGCACTGACTTTAATATAGATGACCCTACAACAGTCAACAGTTACACATGGGCTAAAATAAAAGGTGAACAGGGAACTACCGGGGATACAGGCGTAGGTGTACAAAAAATAATAACTATATATTTTGTTCATGTTTCTAAGACACAAGCACCTACATTTGCGGCATCTGGCTGGAGATTTGATATACCCGCATATATAGAAGGAAAATATTTATGGAGTGCTTATAAAATATTCTATACTGATGGTTCAGTTGGATTTACAGACCCTCAATATTGTAGTGAATGGGAAGCAAATTTTAAGGCTGAAACAGCTATATCTACAGCAACACAAACTGCTGAAAAATTTGAATGGATAGTGCAAAAAGGCTCTACAAGTTCAAGCATAACTTTGACTGATAGCTTAATACAAGCAATAGCATCTTCTAACATTCAATTGTCAGCTAAGAAAATATTAATCAACGGATTAATGGAAGGTTCTGGTTGGAAAATTACTGATGAAGGGGAATTAGATATTTTGGATCTAAATGTAAGAGGTAATTTTACATGTGATTCTTTAAATGTAGATACTTTGATATCAGCAGATATTCCGCCTGCACTTTCTGAAAATAAAACTATCTATGTATCAAGTGGAGAAACAATTTCACAATATTTAGATGATTTACCGTTGAATCTTAATGGTTTTACAGTAGAAATCTATCTAACTTCAAATACAACAGAAAATCTTGAGTTGAGAAGACATGTAAATGGACTAGTCAATATATTTCTATGTGGTAACACAATAAAAGGAACTATACGAAGTATATATAATAATGCCAAATACAGTATTTATGGGGGTAATAGTACCACAGACACTACGATGGGTTCTATAATGCCTTATACTAGTTATAATGTAGGAAGTTATTATTATACTACTATATTTTCTGATTGCCCTAACGTAAATCTATATAACTTAAAAGTTTATGGCGACAGTGTAAATTCCAATTCTGTAGGAGTTGGAGCAACTCAAAAATCAAAAGTGTATATGGAAAATATATCATTTGTAGGTTGTAAATATAATTGTAGAACTTATTCGATGACTGAATTGTATTGTCAATCATCTTCTGGTCTTTCGACTGGAAATTCATGGAATGCTGGTACAGGAGCAAAAATTGTGTTATATCCAGGACAACAAGCAGGTGGAGGAAATAATACATTCACAAGTGGTAACGGACAAATAATTTCTACAGGAGTTACTTTTGCATCTTCAAAAGATAGCGGTTCAAATACAACTACTGTAAACCCTACAACAACTAGATTTGAAACATTTAAACCAAAATATGCAGACACATATAGAAGTTCTGTTTACAATAACTGGGAAGGTAGAGGAAAATGTAGACAAGGTGATTGGGGTTATGGCGATTGTAATGGTTATTGGTTCTATGGTTCACAATTTGCTGAAGTGAAAGGCAAGAATATAACAAAAATTGAAATAGATGTGACTAGAAGTAGCGATA